GCTCTGAACTACAAGGCACAGTTCCTAACCAACGCATGAGGTGAGGACGAATGGCGAAGATGACAAAGGCCGCGGGCCGACGCCGATTAGGCGAGATTCACTCCAAAGCAAAGAAGCTCTTTCTTCGAGGATTTATCTCCACGAAGGATCTGGACTCAATAGAGCGTATCTGCAAGTCCCGAGCAAAGCAGTTGAAGTGATAGGATGCCGCTTCCAGATGCCCCGGCGGAATCGCCTCGCGTGTATAAGCTACTCAAGACGAAGACTCTCAGTGCAGAGGCTCCTAACTCTCTGGCCCAGTCCGACATCGCCAGCGTTGGCAACCCCATTAGCATCGAGGAGCTCAACGAGGACGAGCTACGACGCCTGGTACTCGTTAACCTGGCGCGTCTGACTGTCAAGCAAGAATGGGATGGACTCATCGGGTGATCGAATGCCACTACCAGATGCAGACAAGAAGTCCCCCAGGGTCTACACCCTCTCCCAGAATACCGACCTCGAGAACATTGCCTTCGCTACGATCCAGTCGATAGGCCAGCCAATCAACATCGAGGAGATGAACGAGGACGAGCTACGACGTCTGGTACTCGTTAACCTGGCACGACTATCTGTCAAGGGCGAATGGGAGGGCCTCCTGGATGCTGGTGGGGGTGGTGGACTCAACCAACTGGGGATCCTAGGTGGCAGCACCTACGATACATGGGACCTGTCAGTAGCTGCACCGTATGGGATCGCTCTTCGAGATACGGACAGCGTAGATGACGAACCGTGCTTCCAACCCTTCCTGGCACCGAACACTGGCACGATCGATGCCGTTACCATCGGCGTCAGTTCCGCAGCGGCATCTACCTGCAACCTCAAGATCGGATTCTACAACGCCGATGAGACCACAGGGCTCCCGACCACTATCATAGCATCCTGCGACATTGATCTAACCTCGACTGGCGACATCCGGCAAACCAGTTTCACCGGGACGCCATCACTAACGAAGAATACGCTCTACTATGCAGCGTACTGCCGTTCAACATCAGTCGCAGCCACCGTGCGGAGCGCGAAGAGTTCCTACGCCCCAGGGGCAGGACCGACTAACTCAACCGAGGACACGAAGACACATCTCGAGCTTCAGTCTTCTAACAACACGTTACCATCTACGGTGACAGCAAGCGATCTTGAAACGACTAACTCAGAATGCCCGTCGATATTGTTGGAGTGGTAGGATGTATCGGAATACTAGACACTGGGACGGGGAGACTCTCCTCGAGGAAACTTTCCGGGATGTCGATTGGGATTCGGTGCGCTTCAATCGAGACAAGGCACTAGCTGACTCTGACTGGAGAGCCGTCAAGGATCGCACCATGAGTCAAGCCTGGAAGGACTACCGCCAGGCTCTTCGAGATCTCCCTCAGAACCACGAGACCGCCAACGACGCGGTCGACCACTGGCCGGAGGCACCAGAATGAGCGACCTCAGTGAGAAGGCCAGAGACATCTTCCAGAAGAATGGAATGGCATTCCTCCTCGGTTGGATCCTCGGGATGGGCCTGGGCCAAACCCTGTGGGATTCAATCGTCGGGGTGCTGTGATGAGCAAGCGCAAGCCTGACCAGGTTGTAGAGTTCAGGATCTCTCTGCAGGACAGAGAGCGCGAGATGGTCGACACCCTGGTTGCAGCTCTGACCTTCAACCGGATCGCAACGCCGACTGTCGACCTGCTCAAGGATGCCAGTGCTCTCAGCGCCATCGCGTTGATCCTCGAGAGCCTAGGCGTCATCGACGTTATCCCCGATGACCTCGTGGGCGCCATCGCTGGAGGAGCCTTCGATACCGTTGAGGAGGCACTGGACGCGGTGAAGGATGCCATCCCCGACCTGCCTGAGGTAGGCGACGTCAAGAAGCTCCCGAACCCATGGATCCCCATCTGGACGTGGTTGAAGGTAACCAGTCGCAAACTTTTCTGATTCTGAGCCTTTTACCCTAGGGTGGAGAGGCAAAAGCGATGCAGTGTGGGTCCAGAATTGCGCAATTTCGCACATTGTGTCCGCAGTTCAAACAGATGTCCTCCTCGCACATCACCGAGCTCATCAGCAATTCCGGATTGAGATTGCTCATAATCTCTCCCCAATCAATGAAGCGCATCACCTGTTCCTTCTCATCATCGTGCAGGAACTCATCCCAGCCGTACCAGAGATCGATCTCCACGAGGCCAGAGTCGAACCAGTCCTTAGCTGCCATCTGAAAGCCTCCACTGCTCGAACTGCTTGTTCTTGACCTGGGTGAGAGCACGGTCATGCTGGTTACGGATCCTGCGGTTGCGATTCCTGCACTCCATCCTCAGAGCTTTGTCAGGCATCTCCCAAGGTCGATGCAGCATGACCCACCCTCGAACGCGCCCGTTGACATTGGGATCGCGCTTGAGCTGTGCTCTGACCATCTTACCGCATTTGCGGCACGTTCTAGCCAGTGAAAGGGTACCGGGGCGCCTGACCCACCAGCACCACCACCAGAGGCAGGCAGGACACTGGTACAGGCCCTTCCGCATTCAATCACACCTGCACCACTGGCCGGAATCAATAGATAGAGTGCCCATCGGGGTCATCAGCCTGTGCGGTTTGTTGCACTTCTTGCAGTAGGTGACCTTCATTCTACCAGACCCTCGTTCTCATGCTCGAACAACTCTGGCTGCTGTGCTCTCAACATCTGAACCCAGCAGTAGTAGATCTTCGCCACGAACTCGTTCATGCGCTCGGCATCAAAATTCTTGAAGTTTGCATCAGGACCTCGTCCGTTATCCATCCAGTAGTCATTCAGGATCGCCTTCTGTAGCATGTGCCAGCCAAACCCTGGCTCACCAATGCCATCGACCCTCTCTGCCCAGCTACAGTTATTCTCACCGAGCAGTCCGAGCGCGTACTCGTCCCAGTCCTCGGGTGTCCTGGTCATGCCTTCCCCTCCTCGACCATCTTCCAGAGCTGCTCCTTGTCCTTCTTGAGCAGAGCGACTTCTTTCTTGAGTATCTGGATCTCCTGCTCCCATACGCGGGAGAACAGGATGCAACGGCTTACCTGGGCGGATCTACCGTTGATGCGGTCGTGTGTTGGCCACTGGACGAAGATGGCGTGGGCTTCTGGTGACAGGCTAATGCTTTCTATCGGCATGGTGGACCCTAGAAGTCAGAGTTAATAACAATATCCACTCCCAGCGGTCGAACAATGCCTATTAACGGCGACAGTGCATGGTGTCGGTGGGTGGGGGGTCAGAAATGGTCAAGATATACACCTTTATGGGCGGTCGACAGCCCGAGCAGGGTGGGAATACGCTATGCCAGTAGACGAAATGACCCTCCTAATCGCCCTCACGAGCCTAAACCTCCTCGCCCTCGGCGCCCTGGCGCTCTGGATCCGTTCCGAACTGGACAATGCCGTCGAAGAATTGGATTCTACGCTCGCCCTGGCAATCAAAGCCACTCTGGACAAGCTCATGGATGGGGGGATCGGCGGGTTCGAGCCGGTGAACCCGATTCAAGCTGCGTTCGCTTCGCTGATCCAGTCGTACGCAACCAACCAGCTCGGTACAATTGACGCCACGGTGATCTCCAGGAACACCGATGGCACGTTCCAGAAGTCCATGGATGACTTTGAGTGATATTTATTAGCGAGATTTCTTTTCACTTTCACTATGCCCCGCCGGAAGAAGTCCCGTCGACGCCGAAGCCCGAAAACAATCAGCCTCTACAATATGGCCGTCGCCTACGGGAACCTGGCGATCCTAACTGAGGGAACTCTGGGGACATCACCCTATGGAGCAGTCACTGGAGCTGCGGATCTAGGCTACAAGAGCGTGGCCGATGTCGGTCTCGGTGCCTCGTCGATGACACTGGTCGGCGCCCAGCAGATTTCCCTGGGCGACATACTCTCGAACCCAAGCATCGCCATGCAGCAGATAATGGACAACGCGCAGGCAAACGCGGTTCCAATGGCGATTGGCGCAGTCACCTTCAACACTGGAGCCAAAATCTTCAGGAAAGTTATGGCCAAGCCCTTCAGGGAGGCGAACAAGTTCATCAGGCCCCTCGGTCTAGGCGTGAGGCTGTGATTCTATGGCAACGAACACCGTCACAGGAAACCTCATCTGCTCTGATGGAACCAACATTCCGCTGAAAGCCGAGCTCGCTGAAGGCACCGAGTCCGATCTGACTACCGATACCGTCTACACGGTCTCGGCGCAGAACGTCGGCGACTTCGCGCCAGGCAAGACCGTCACTCACGCTCTGGTCTCAAGCGACAACGGAGCCGGGTACTGCTACATTCTCTCACAGGGACTTGTTGCAGCTATCATTTGCTACTCGGTCAAGGGAGCCGTCACCGACGGATCTCCTGCCCTATGCGCCCCTTACACGCTGAAGGCTGGCGACAAAGTTCGCTACATGAACAACACCGCCGCCGACAGAGAAGCAGCAATGTCCTGCTACACCGCACGAGGAGTTTCCAGAATCTTCGTCGTGACGCCCACTGGAGGAGCAACGAACGAACTCGTGGACCTACAGACCTCGAACTCCATCGGAGACACTCTCCAGGGCGACCGGATCGTCAAGGTCATGGGAACCTCCGTCGATGGCTCGAAGATTGAGACGCAGGGCTTCTTCACCGTCGATGCCCTGGGCAACGTCGTTGGGACTTCGGCTGCAACCAGCCCCATCGTCCAGCAGCCTTCATTCTCGAGCTGCTCGATCCCAATCGCTCTGAACTACAAGGCACAGTTCCTAACCAACGCATGAGGTGAGGACGAATGGCGAAGATGACAAAGGCCGCGGGCCGACGCCGACTGGGCGAGATTCACTCGAAAGCAAAGAAGCTCTTCCTTCGAGGATTCATCTCCACGAAGGATCTGGACTCGATAGAGCGGATCTG